GGTCTGTTGTCCCTGCATACAAATCTGGATAGTAAAGATGCACTTCACTGCCCCACACTTCGTCTACTTTGCTTAGTCCGTCCTGTATAACTACCTCAGCCATCTTCCGTCCTTGGACATGTACAAGATTTGTCTTGTTTGGTAGTTCTTCTCCTTTGGTGTAGTTTTCTAAAAAGCCGTGCATGGAGGTACCAACACCCGCGGCTTCTTTGGTTATCTGCTTGGCTTTTTCTTCACCTACACGCTGACGCCAAGCAATCAGGTGTGTCTTGTCAGATGTTGCATCAAGTATTGTAGTAACACTGGGAACTTTTCCACCCCCAGGTGTTGCATACAATCTTTTTTTACCATCAATTCTTGTAAGGTCTTGATAGTCATAGACTCTGTTGATCTTCATGTTTTCATTATACGTTGATTGTTGTGTGTTGTCAACCTATTACCAGCTGATAACCCATTTAAAAGTGTTGGTTGTTGCAGTATTTTTCTGTCTTTCAATTTGATAGCCTAAGCCTTGAAAATACTTGATAACCTGATTCATTTGATCAGTGTAGGCACGATTTGTAGCTGTGCCGTTCCATACATTGTAGTATGCTTTACTGGTTGGATCAGTTGCAGTATATGTTTGTGCAGTTAATCCTAACGCAGTATTTGCCGTACCCGCTCCAACTACTACTGTAAATGTTGATGCCGCGGTAGTAGTATAGGTAATCACAAGATTGTTGCTGGCATTTTTACTTGCTACAACTCCTGTAACTCCTGCATCATTAATGTCTGCAATTACGCTGTTGAGATTTGTTCCTGTTGTGCCTAGCGTAATTGTAACTCCAGCAATTATTACAGTTGGTGTTCCTGTAATAGTTGGATTGGCGGCACTGCCTGTGATAGTGATAGTAGGAGTGCTTTCGGTCATAGTTGTACCATCACTAATGGTACTGCTATAGTGTCCATTATTAGCATCAGTTATAATCTGTTTCATTAGAGTATTTGTTTCATTTAGAATTGTAAGATCTGCTCTAGCATCTAATTTTGCCTGTGTGGCGGTAATACTATAACTCATGCTAACTCCTTATCTACTTTCTTTTGTGCTAGTTTTTTAACTTTTTGTTTTGCTTTTTCTTCACCATCGCCTACGTTTACATCATTATCTCGATCAGTTACTATATTAATTGTTTCTAATGATGCGTCACGTACTATAGGAATACCTTGTAGCAAATCTAAAAGCTGTCCTCTGTTGATTGCGTGTCCGCTACGTCTAAGATCTTTCAACAAACTAACAAATTTTACTTCTTCCAAACCTTCGGCACTGATTGCAGTCAATAGACTGATAACATCATCACGAATATCATCAACTGTAGATTCATTTACAATCTGTGCAATAAGCATGACACTACCTTACGCTGTAGCTTCAGATTTGATACGCTCTAGCTCAGCTTTGGAGATTTTTCCGTCTTTGCTGGACTCTTGTACTGCCTTTAGTGCAAGTTTAATTTTGTCGTCCATTGACTCTTTCATTTCTCTGCCAGCGTCTGCATCATCACCAGCTTCAGCATCTGCTCCACCAAAGTCGTCAGTTGGTTCCATTTCACCGTCACCATCTGTGTCAATGCCTGCATCAGGCATATCACCAAAACCACCATCCATATCAGTTGATGGTGCTTCGCCTTGCAGTACTAGTACTGCGTTGTCGTAGCTTTCTTTGGTTGACTTCATTGTGTCAAGTAGTCCTTGTAGTGCTCCAGTGGCACTTGATTCAAATGCACTTGCTTGATCCATGCCCATTTGCTCTTTCATGGCTTGTACCAATGGCATCATGTCTTGTACCTGCATCTGTGCAATGTCTTCTGCCATTGCCTGTAGCTTGTCGCCAATTTCTTGAGCGGCTAGTACAACTTCTGCTTGGTCAACCATTTCACTGCCAACTGCTTCAGCAACAGGCTGGTTTGCCATCTGCTCAAGTCTAAGTTTTGCGGCTTCTTTTATGAATAGGTATAGGTTATATTTTGGACTTGAGATGTCACCTGCTTCAGCAAGTTTGGCATCTGCTTTTTGTCCTAATGCACGAACTTCGTCTTCTGTCATAGAATCCCAACGTCCGCTCCAATCAAATCTTGACTCAAGAATGTTTTTCACTGAATCAAAATCATATTTTTTGTTCATATCGTTTATGTTCATAGTAACTGATCCTTTATTTTATAGGCTAACTGTATTTAGTGATTTTGTGACATTATTTCACGTTTAATTTGTTCAAGCTTCATTTGACTTTCTGAATGCTTGGCCCAATGTACTGGATTATCATATTTTTTAGCCTTTTGTCCATAACTAGTAGTTTCAAATAGTTTGGACATGTATTGATTATCCAAATTGATAGCAGTTTTAATAGAATTTTTATTAGCATTTATCAAACCGTCTACGATTACTTTGGCGGTTTTTGCAAGAGCAATGTCACCATATAATTTTTTATCACCATAATAAACATTATAAAAATGTTTTTGTTTTTCACAAAAGGTTTGTTTTGTACGTGTAACTTTGAAATCACCAACAGTGATTGTGCCGTTTTCGTGTGAAGTCAGCATACTGGCTATAGTATCAGCATCCATGTTTTCAATTATCGCACGGAGTTTGCGGTCTAAGTCTGTAATTGCTACCATTAGTAATTCCCTTTGTTAAAATTATAGTATACAGTTTTGTTTTCGTCTATTTCTTTTTCAAAAATACCACGATTCACTAGTTCTTGTGATATGCATGCATCACGTTCACTAAGATCAGTTTTACAGAGTTTGCCTTCTGTACAACGTTTCATTATTTTGTATTCTAAATTTGTAACTGGCTGGGGTATACCTGATGGTGGTGTAAACATTCTCATTTGACACCTGCCATCTTTTTAAGTTGTTCAATATCTCTTCTATTAGAATCAGCTTTTGCACTGTTATTTGCGGCCAATTCAGCGTTTTGTTGAGTGGTTAAAGTATTCTGCATTGTGGCGTTTGGTGCTTTGTATAACCTAGCACCTTGTCCAGTTGGCTGAACATTTCTTTGAGTTGATACTGGAGGAAGTGTTTGCTTGGGTTGAGCTCGCATAGCCTTATTTGCATCAGTGGTAGATGGTGTAGCACTACTACCTCTCACACCATAACCTTCTTGCATGCCTATTTTATCCAACAGCATATTTCTAATTACTCTATCATCTTTATTTTCAATAGCATCACTGAGCTTGATAGCATCAGCTATTGAAAATGATTTGGCAAGTTGAGCCGCTTCTTTGGCTTCCATGTCATGATTGTGTTCCTTCTGCAAATAATTTTTTAGTGCAGTAGAAAAACTATCTCCATAATCATCTAATTTCATCGTCTCATTGCCTTGTTCATTCTTTGCACAGCTTTACTGGCTGGATTGAATCTTTTTGTAAATCTAGCTTTTCTAGCCATTCTAGCACCTTTTTGAGCTTTGGTACGCTTAAGAACAAAACGCTTTTTTAAATCTATTGGCTTACTGCACTGAGCAGGATTAGCCACTAATCTACCTTTTCTTTTGCCAAATGTACAACGATATTTCTTAGTAATACTACGACCCTTGCGAGCCCATACTATTTTGGCTTCAATTACTGGTTGATCTTCATCTGTTAGCTCAAAAAGTTCCATAATAGTATTTAGTTAACTTAGGATATGTTCATTAAAATAACAACGATTGTGCTTAATAATCCTGCAATAACTGTGCCGGCACTGCCTATTATAACTTTGGTATTAGTAGCGGCATGTCGTTCAATGTTTATGGAATTTTGATTTATATTCTTCATCAATGTGTTGATGTTTTCTTCCATTCTCTCAATTCTACTCATCATACTACCAAGTTTTTCTTGTAGCACTTCATATCTTGCGGCACATAAATCTACGTGAGCTTCTAAATTTTCTTTTTCTAATTGAGACATTGTTTCACCTGCTGTTTATATTTATACTTCAACAGACATTTGCCAGTCCTTAAAACGGCTCTGAGCAAGATCAAAACTTACACCAAACTTATTTCCTGCTAGAATATGTTTTCTAAAGTCTTCTATATAGGTATATGGATCATCTATTAAATCCAGAGTTGGCCAAACTTTACGATTTACACATTTAAGAATGTGTTTAATATAAGGATCTCTTATTTGATCAATTTCTTCTTTGTACATATAATCTGTTGGTGAGCTTTTGCTGAACAAACCACTTGGTCTTACATTTTTCAGCAAATAAACTTTGATCCAGTCACTGATAACTTCTCTTAAACCATTGTGATACAAATCCAAGTCTTTCATTAATTCTAATATTTTTACTATATCAAATATATCAGTGTTGTTGATGATTATATCAGCACCACTTTCATTATAGTTTTGTTCTACCAATGTGTTCACAGTAGTCAACATATTCCTAAACCAATCATATGAATCAGCATAGTTATCGTTGAAGTCAACTGCTTCGCCATTGAAACACCATCTATCAATTAACATTTGTATGTTAAAATTATCGCCAGGTTGTACTTGAACAATAATAGTTTCAGGATCATTTTTGACTTCAGCACTGACTTCGTGAAAAAACCATGCAGTTGGTCTGTTGGTGCCTTGTTTGATAGCATGCCAAGTTTCCATATCCAACATCTCACGTTTTTGTTTATACCAAATGTGTGCTAATCTATGAGTAGTAGCCATTACTGCGGTATGACAATTACTTGTCCAACAGTAATTTATAAATTGATTGTCGGCAATCTTACTAACCAAATCATCACTGCGTTGAAAGTCTTGTCGGTCCCAGGTAATGTTTCTGCTGAAGTTTAACAACCTCATCAAAAAATTACCACTCATACCAGCGTTTGCTACTACAATTACATAATACTTCATTTTATTTCATTTACCAAAGTGTTACAATATTTTGCACTATCAACATCAATTACCTCATATGAGGTATCTCCGCAAATATTATCAATTACAGGTATATTTGCGATATCACTTTTGAGTTGTGGTATAGCAAATTCTGTATAAAAATCTAATGTCCACACTGGCATTTCTCCTTTGTAATTGGTGCCAAAACTATTGTCAACATTTTGTTTAGTTTGTGCAACCATTGGTTCAAATACCTGTGTTCTGAAACTGCATGCTTGAATGAACGTATTAAAGTTTTGTAATTGTAAAAAACTTTTTGAATGTTTTTTGGGCCTGTTAGACGATAGCGTGATGTCTATCAGTGTCATTATTTGATATTTGTATGTTGTTTCTACAAGGTTCTCATCATTGATGACTGCCTTACTTTTTGTGGGCAAATGTAAGCCTTTCTATCTACCAGCTAATCTTCCTAGTGCATATCCGCCAACTGCTACAGCGGCCAACTTTTTCCAATTGAGTATTGGTTGTTTTACCTGCTGTTTTGTTAGACTGCCATCTCCAGCACCTAACATCTGCATTGTTGGATACAGTGTACTATATCTTCCATTTTGTGCATACCACTTGTTTATCATTGGCATCATAACCTTTTTGTTACTAGGTGGCATTTTGTTGTAATCTTGCACACGTCTACGAACTGATTTTACCGTTGTATTTTTGATACCTAAACTGCTTTCAATTCTCTGCAATGATCCTCTTGCAGTATTGTCTGTTAGTTTTCCATTAGCCATACTGCCCAAAAATCTTCTCACTTCAGGCTCATTTACTTTCTTTCCAGCTTGTTTGCTTTGAAATATTGCATTGTACAAATCTGTACTGCTGACTCTTGCTCTATCAAAATTTCTACTTTTGATTGTATCAGCGGCATATTGTTGTGCATACTGTTTGTACTGTGGTTCATTATACATCACATATAGACTTGAAAGATCCATCATAGCAAAATCACCAAAGGTATCACTGCCCATGGCATCTGTTCTGCTTTTTGTCCTAAACTGTCCTGCTTCGGTTATTTCTTGTAAAAATTCATATGCCATTATTTTTTCCTGTTGTCGTGTTCATCCAATATATTACGCATTGTATCTGTTGCGTATGTTTTATAAAAACGTGGAGCAAACGCATGTATTACAACTCTAGTTGCCGCTTTTTCCAATTTGTATGCAATTTTTATAGCATGCCAAAAATGTTGCCAGCGTGTCATTCCTGCTTCTTCCATGTGTAGTTTACATTCTTTTGATAGCATTATTGAAAGTCCTTAGGTGCAAAATTGGCTTTGCTGAAATCTAATCTGTCTACAATTTTTACAGCATTGCCCATATGATCTGCAACTACTACACCTTCACCAGGTGTAACTTTGTAACTGCCATCTGGTTGTTGAATAAACGCTTTCATCTGCATTAACTTGTTAAGATGTTTAGTTAGTTCATCTTTGGCTTCCATGATACCCATGTACAAGTTATACAGGTTGTAAAGTTTTTGTTTGTTTTCTGCTACAAAAGTTTTTGCTCTTTGTAGGTCATCCATTTTACGCATGGCGGCTGGACCTTCTGGACCAGTTTTAAGAGTGCTGATTGCTTTGTCTGTATCAGCAACAATCTGTTGAATAAAACTGTTAAAAAATCTACTTGCATCTGTAAACTTGCCTGCTCTTACAGCTCTGTTAACATGAGTTAACAGTTGTTCGCCAAACTTTTTAATAGGCGAATCTGTCAGCAATTCCCAATCTTCGTTGCTCATACTTTTTACTGCTCTACTACTAGCACCCAACATTTGCAGAATTGGTTTTGCCTCTGCTTTGCTGAGTCCTGCTCCGCTTACGTCTGTTACCACTGCATCATCAAACCATACATCTGGAGTTTCAGTAAGTCCTTCTATGTTGGCACCAAACTGTGCAGTCATATCACCAACTGTTTCACCATCATATGCTGTGTGCCACACTATGCCAATTTTTGCGTTTCTAATACGTTCTGCAAGTTCAGAGTCAGCCGGTACAGCATAGGTGATTGTATTAGGCTTGAATGTAAGATATTCTTCACCTTCTATCTTTTGTGCTTTCAATGTATCAGGTGTAAACATCAAGTCGCCCTGTAATACACCTTCTATGCCCAATTTAGGAAAATGTTCTAGTGCTGTTTTTAGTTTGTTACGCAAACTGCTACCATCTTTGTCATCTTTGTCAGCATGAAAGCGATCTACATCTGATGGTTTTTTGTTGAGTTTTGGTTCACGTTTTCCAAACACACCTTTTGTGCCTACAAAAAATTGTCCGTCAGCAGGATCAGTGCCTGCTATAATGGCAGGAGCTCCATCCCACTTTACACTTACTACTGCTGGATTGCCACCACTAGCACCACCACTCATGGCATTAGCTAGTCCACTGATAAGTCTGATGGCGGTTTCAGCACCTTGTTTTTGCTGTGAAAATACAAGTTCTTCTGCATGCATCAAATGTGTATTTTTCCCACCAGTGGCTTCTTTTAGGTTATGCAGAGCTTTTTGTACAAGTCTGTCTTGTCTAGGACCACGCTTCTTTCTGCGTTTCCAACCACTTATAATTTCCTTAACCTGCATTTTTTCTTATCTTCCTAATACCACGTTCAAATATTCCCATGTCGCGATTTTTTATACTGAGCATAAACCTTTTACGTAGATCAGCTTGTATTTTTTCATCAAAGTTACTTTCTATATACTCCAAGAGCTGAATAGCACCGCCAAGTACATTTTCACTACGATAGCTTAAAATTTGATCTTTACTGGTTTTTGGAGCAAGAGAATTTATTTCTTCTAGTATACTCCTGGTTTTCTTTTTCATGGCTCAGCCTCCAATTATAGTAGTATTTAGCTACTCTGCCTTTTTGAGTATACTTCGTAGCCTATCACTGCTATTAACTGCATTGTCCTGTGTTTCTGGTTGTGGTGAGTTTTGTCCTAATGTACTTTTCTTTTTCAGTGCATCATAGATGTTGTTGAAACTGGTATCTTCTGCTTCTTGTTCATCTAGATCTGTAATACGCATACTGTCAATGTTAAAATCCAAATCAATCTTTTGTCCAACACCATTACTGCTACGTGTTTTCATAAATTGTATCTGTATTCTACCACGTTCACGCATTGCTTTACTGCTGAATATACCAATCACGTTATCTGCTGTTTGTATTTTACTCAATCCACCTGCAATGTGCGAATGGTCAAATTCTATTTCTTCTACTGCACTTCTATTCAACTGCGAAGCTGTAGCAAACAAATAGTTTCCTTCAACTGCAAAGTTTCTAAGTTCTTCACTTACAAATTTGTCTTTGATAAACAAGTCACTGGGTGGCACTTTCTTTTGTGCTGGCATCATCAAGTCCAAATAGTCTACTAGAACTGCGTCTATTTTCTTGCCACTGTGTACTTCAAATTCTTTTATGAAACTTCTTAGATCATTTGTTGTTATACCATTTGGCAGTTGTACAATTTGTATTCCAGCATTGTGTTTTGCGGCCATTTTAACTTTCAGTTCTACGTTGTCTGTGTCTTTCAAAACCTGTCTTGTTGTAAGCCCAGTCAACATTGCATCTAGTCGCATACTACAAAGTTCTTCGCTAAGTTCTAAACTTACATACAAAGTATTGTAGCCCATGCCTGCCCAATTGAGTGCTAAGTTTTGTAAGAAAATACTTTTACCTGCACCCGAACCTCCTGCAAAAATGTTGAGTTCGCCATTGTTGAATCCACCATACAGTTTTTCATCAATGCTTTTCCAACCTGTGCTGGTTCCACCTTTGGCATCTTTTATTGCTTGCAGTCTGCTCTTTGGATCTGCCCAATAGTCTGTGCCTAAGTTTTTGTTCAAACTAATTGCTACTGCTTCTTTGACCAAATGTTCTACTGCACCATATTCGCTTTTATCCAACATGTCTGTGCTTTTAAGAATTGCACCTTCAAGTCCTTTGTGTCTGCAGAATGTTTCAAAGTCATCTAAAAACCAATCTTTGTGTGCAGATCCAGTTTCACCTATATCCTGCAAATCCATATTGGTTATTGCTTTCACCTGTTCGTGTGTGGGCATTGCTCCATATTCACTGGCATGCTCCTGTATGAACTCCACTGTACTTCGCAATGGTCTATCAAAGTATTCAGGCTTTACAATGTTGTTCACACGCACAAAAAGTTCATGATCATTCATCATAAACTCCAAATACAATTTCTGTAATTCTTGACTATATTCTTTTACTTCCATATTCACCTACAATATTGTTTTGTTAGCACACGTATTTTTGTTGGACTTGTATGTACATTATCTAATATACTTCGCACTGTAAACATCCTGCCATATTTTTGCTGAGCATCTACACAATCTTTACAATCTTCCCAAGGTGGAAAACTTACTCCCCAACCTCTCTCTATAGCACGTTGCACTAATTTTTGTCCTGCTTCATCCCTATCTGGACAAACTATCACTTCCTTATTTAGACTATCAATGATGTCGGCTTGACGTCTACTGCAAATATTACTTGCTATTGCTACACCACCTGTAACCAATGCATCAAATTGTCCTTCTGTGATGATTGTATAATGTCTTTCACGCTGTGCATCTAAATTAAACACATAATCTTTCTGTTGCTGTAAAAAATACTTTGGAGTATCCTTGTTTGGCACATCACCAATCCAACGTGCAGTATATCCAACAATTACATTTTTGTAGTAGAACGGCAATATTATCCTGTCTGCAAAGTGTTTGAAATCGCTGTAGTACCAGTTTGCCAGTGTGTCCAGCTTTCTGGACGCAAGATATTGTAATGCTTCTTCTATTTTATCGTCAATTGATACTAAGTCTAGTATACTTTTTGCATTTGGCGGTAGTTGTACTTCTTTCCAATCTATTTTTACTGTCTGAGCTTGTTCTACTGTACGTTTGTGCAGACTCTGTAGTTCATCTTCACGCATCAATTCCAAGTTTACACGCTGGATATCACTTTCATCTGCTCCAAATGTTTTCAACAAACCACGCAGTTTACCTGCTATCTGTCTACCACTGCTCCAACCAGTTTTAAACCCACAGTTGAAACAGTTGTATTGAAACTTGTCATCATCAAAAAAGAATCCGCCCCTGCCACGTGTATCCGCATTTTCTCCGTTCTGCACACACATTGGACAGTTGCCAGATATCCATCCACTAGGATTGCTTTTCCAACCCATAGGAACAGTTTGTCTAACAAACTCTAAAACAACACTCATATATGTATATTATACTCTAATTGTGATTTTGTCAACGGTGCCGGTGTTATCCGCTGTGGCTTCATAGTAAAAACGTACCTTGTAAAGATTGTGTACAAAATTTATTGCTCGCACACCTGAAGTTGGAGATGCATAGTTTTCATGCCCTGTAAGTCCATTTGTATCAATCAAAAAGTAATCAGAATCAGTTGGTTCTGCTTCTACTGTCCCTTGTACGTATATTTTACCTTTAAAATTGGTAGTGTATATGGCCACTGTGTGTAATCCATCTCTTGAACCTTTTAGTATACTGCCGTTGGTTGCACTACTATACTGTGGGTCTGTAGCACCAGCACCACCAGTAAAACTTGTCAAAGCTGTTACTTCTGGCATAGCCGGCAATGGTCCGTCACGTACTTCAACAGTGAATTGTCCTGTTGTATTCAACTGCGGACTCAGTAAAAATTCTTCGCCATCATTGTTAATGCTGGTAATTGCAAAATCATACAGTGTTGGACTTAGATTTGCAATATCTCCAGGCACTAGTTTAAAGGTTATTTTTGCATCATCGTAGCTGTCTACAATAGCGTTTTTGGTTACAACTATAGTTTGATCATTTCTTTTTATCAATTTGCCTTTTATAGTAACGTTATTGATATCTGCTGTACGCCTACTTTTATCATTGATAACTAAATGTATGTGGTTATCAACTCCTTTATTTAAAACGAAAGGTTGGTAAGAAGTAGGAGAATTTACCGTGGTACTACGCTTGTAGTATCGGTTATACTGAGAGTTACTAGTATCTTTATTAAGAGTTGCTTCTCCGGTATTGGTATAATTATATGCTGTAGCCATACACTTATTTACCTATTATTATGACAGTTATCTCATCACGTTACAAAATGCTTTTAGAAAAGTTTCCATTCCTTACCATGGTCCGCTATGGTAATGATGAGTTTATTGGTATAGTTGCTAATGCAGACGGAACAGTGTTCAACATGTATTGCTGGGACCTAATCAAAAGCGATAAAGAAAAATTAAATTTCATAAAGCTCGGCGAAGAGTGGTGGTTTGAGTCTAATCATAGTATACCAATTAATATTTTGCTACTTAACCGCTGGAAGTTTCAAAATGTTCTACGTAGCTTGAACTATAAAAATGTTGAAGTCGTATATGGACCTGTAACAAGTTTTGGAAATCTAATAAAAAAACGCAGTAAAAGACGTAACATTCAACTACTGAAAAAAATGTAGTTATTCACAAAGCAAATTCATGTGTACAACAACACTAACAGCATAGGCAATGGCATGTGCTTTTTTAAAATAGTATTCACCATCCGATGGCTTTATCCACACTTGCTCCATTATGGTAGTCCATGGAAGACCAGCTAAATGTCTTTTTGCAGGACGAATAATAGCAAGTGTAGCCGCTAGTTGATCAATTGAACTGGGCTTTAACTGTTGCAAAAGTTTATGATGTCCACTTAGATGAAATACTTTATCAACAAATTCTTTGTGTTCTAGTAATTCCCACAATGGTTGTTTTTCCATTAATTTGTTCAAATGTTGTTCATCACGTACACCTTTGTAGATACTTACATTTAGACAATCAATTTTAAAATAGCCCATATCTTCTGCAGTTTTATAATCAATTGTGCTTAGGCCTGTGATTGGATCCTGTGGCATTTCATGAAAGTAAACTCCAGTATTGTGTTTTTTATCAGGCTCAATACTTGCAGGTACATGTTGAAACAAATCCAAGACTTTTTTTCTATCTGCAAAGTCTATATCAATATCTGTGTTTGCTATCATATTTTAAGTATCCTTGTGCAATAGTCTAAAAACATTGCATATTCTCTGTCCATAAATCTTGTATGCTCTATTTCTAGTGTACTACATAATTTAGATAAGTCAAGATTAAAAATATCAACTGTCATATCAGGTTGATATGTATGATCTATATCTTGTGCAATAGCTCTAGCCTTAGGCAAGTCATCATCTGTAGCATAATCTTTCCAACCCCAATGGTAGCAGGTTTGTAGTTTCCAAAATGCTATTCCTGGTTGCATCAAATATTTCCCCCATGATGTTTCCATATAATTACGATAATCAGGGTCATTTTGATGATGATCTAATATATGCATATCAAAACTGTTTTGCACGTCATATATAGGACGTTCTGCATAACACTGCCAATAATAATCAAATGCTTTTTGATTAGGCTCAACCAAAATACAAGTTGCAGGTGTCTTCCATTTTCTTTTGGTGGTAGGCCAAGAACCATAGCTTATGCCCCATACGCCTGGAGCGGTCATTATTTTGTTCAATTCATCTAGTTCGCCACGTTCTTGGTGATAAATCCATTTATGAGTCCAATGCGTTTTATCACCACTGTGATTATCCCACGGATCTTGATGCGGATCGTTTAACCATCTAAGATTACGCATAAAATTATTTGTAGAATAACTTGGAGATTGTTCAAGTATCCAACCTAATACACTTGCTTCAGATCCATAATATCCAAAAACATGTACTAGTCTATCCATTCACTTACCTGAAGTAACTTGTGTAATTTCTTTTTTGCTTCAGTGACGTTCACAGCGGGAATCCATGCAGTACCTTGACTATGTGTTTCACTTATCCTGTTTAGTTCAAGTGTAATGTCATTGTTTGGTTCTTTGGACATTTTGACTATAGCTGGACACTTGAATTTAAGAATATGCACTTTAGTCTTAACATTTGGGAATTGAATTACATTACTCATACCTGGGCATCTTCACCATTGCCTAGTGGAAAACGCAACGGTTCACCTGTAACACTGTCCCATCTAAAACTACGCCAGGCTTCTTTGTCCATATCCCATACCACTTGTACTTCTTCATTTATTGCTCGTACTTTCTTTTGTGTGAGAGGATCTTTTGATGGAGGTGGTACATATCCTTCAGCAAGAGTACACCTCATTTTTCTTTTTGTGCCATCTTTCTTTGTAAACTCTACCAAAAACTCACTGTCAATTAATCTATCCTTGATCCATTGTTTAGTGCTTTCTTCAATCATAGTCCTGCTTCCTTCCATATTTCTTCAGCCCAACCAACGCTGGCTCTGTCGTGTCTAGTTTTGTGTGTCCAATATTCTGGATCAATAAATTCAGCTATCCTACTTACTTGTTCATCATTTAGTCTATCAATGATTGCTTGTGCAGAATCACAAGTGTAAATTACCCATGGAGATATTTTTCCTGTTTGCACCATATGTACAAATCTATTGCCAGATACTGCATTGAAATAATCACTCCACATTGCACTGTTTGTATCTGCCCAATCCTGCATGTGAAGAATACTTCTTTCTACACCACGTTCAACTGTTTCACTCTTAAGATAACGTTTTATCCACATTTCAAGCACACGATCACTGTACCAATCACTGAGCTTTACACTTTCTCTTATAAGGAACTCCACGTATTTGTCTGCTGGATCTATTTTGTTGTCATCTACGTACTTGCCAAACTTGACAAAATCACCATAGTACTGTGAATCACAAAATTCACGTATGGTTTTATCTTTTGTAGCACCTGTGGCCAATTTGTAAAAAGTTTGAAAAGCTCTATAGCCTAGTTGCACCTGTTTGTCCTCGCGATTCAACCATCTACGTTTTTTCTCACAGGTGTGAGCCGCCAACGTTGCTTCTCTTCTAAAACTTCTTTTACAGTATTCACATGTAAACATTATTTCAATAGTGCTTTGATCTCTTTTGGCTCCATGCCATATTCTTCAAACAATGCTTTCCAATCATCTTTGCTGTTTGTTTTCAACAGCAAATCAATTTCATCATCATTGTAGTGTGGATAGTGTTCTACAATCCACTTGCCAATTTTACTGCTTTTACCAGCACTGTGTGGTTTGATCCATGCATGTTGCCTACGCATTTTTCCAGCAGTGTGTCCAACAATTTGTAGCAGTCGTATTTGCAGTTCTGGATAGTGTCTGATTGTGTTGTAGTGTCTATTGCTGAATTCATTTACATATTCCAAATAGTGTTCTTGTAAACTAACGTCACTGCTCTGCAGAGCACTCATCCAACGTTGCAGTACAAATATGCTCAGCTTTTTCAATTCATCTTCGTTCAAGCTAGGAAACCACGTGGTATCTCTAGTATCAAGTACTCGCATCTCATTTTGAATACTCATATCTGCCATTAGTGAAAAGTTTCCTTGCTTGGCTGTTTGTTAGGATTAGTAGTTGTTTCTATCACTGTATCCATCAATGCTATCCATTCTTCTTCTGTTAGTTGTTCTTGATACATACGTGATGCTGTTGCCATCAAACAACCTGCTATTGCTAGAGGACTTGAACCCTTGTCAATCCATTTTAGTGTAAGTTCCATCAATTCAGTTGATATCTTCAACAACTCCATATCAGTTTCATCTTCTTCAATTATTTTCATTTTATTATATCAATTTGTTTATGTCAAGTACCTCAGGTACTTTATTTGCATCTTTGACAAAAAATGCACACCTTGGTTCTTTTTTATCTTCCAATGGTACTGCTAGAATATGTCCATATTTAAGTTTTGGAAAATACCATTTCATGTCTTGAAATACTCCAGTAAAATCAACAGACAAATATTCTGCCATAAATCCTGTTATAGGATTCATTGAAAAAGCAGTAAAGCCTCTATCATTGATACTGGTAAGTGGCATTACTTCTGGGTCGCCCATGTCAGGATCAGCTATTACTATGCTCCAATCTATTGGCATCATCAAACTATTACCAGCGATATTTAAAGTAATAGCAGGTGCATTAAAACTTTCCAAGAATACCAATGGAACAAATATATAATCTGCTTGTGCTGGATTGGTATAGTCTATTACACAATATCTAAAATCATCAATCTGCTCAGGAATATTATCTAGCTCATATCCTTCATTTTCTATGGTTAATATCTTCATTAATAATCAACTTTCTGCACTGAAAAAGGGTAGTGTGCTTCCCTGTAAAACTTCTTACGTTGAGTAAGATGCCTTTTGCTAAACTTACAACTTGATGTTATATCCCAAATTTGTATATGATCTTTGTCCTTGGCTTTACGTATGCCACGACCTATGCTCTGTATAACTCTTACAAAAGATTTACCAGGCTCAATAAGAACAAGATTGAAGATGCGAGGAATATTGATTCCCACCGCGGCAACTCCATAAGTCGCAATAACAACCATGTTTGTAGATTCGTTAATTTCTGTATAAGTGTCTTTTCTGTCTGCACTTTTCATTGCTCCTTTCACAAAGGTTGCGTTTGGTAGCAGTTCCTGTAGTTTTTCACCACACTTGATTCTGTCAACAAGCACCAATGTATTGCCATTTTGGCTCATTGCATCTATAAGGCCACTAATATAATTTAGCCTCTTTTGATCAGTTACCAAATATGTGAGCTCACTTTGATAGTTTGGAAAGTCAACTGTATCCTGCATTTGTACAATATCAATATTGCACTCTGCAAGCACACCTTCTTCCTGTAGCTCATGTGCTGACAGTTTGTTAATAACCTGCCCTAGTCCAGCACGTATGCCAAAGAACTCGTGTTGCTCTTTGGGTATTGTGCCTGTAAGTCCCCAACGCAATGGCACATTACTGAATGGACCTGTCAACAGTTTCTTTAACACATCTGCTTTTGCTTGATGCACTTCGTCTACCATAACACATACAACACCCTGCAAAAACTCTGCTAGACTAATTTCACTGAGTCCATCTCTGTAACGTTTCTCCATGGTGTTCAAACTTTGCCATGTGCATATTGTATGTGTTTTGTTCATTTCTTTTTTGTCACCAAAATACACGCCAACATCTAAGCCCATATTCTCGTAATCTTCTGCGGTTTGTCTTACAAGATCTTTGTTGGGTACTATAACCACTGTTCTTCCATACTGTTCTACACGTTCACTGAGTGCGGCCGTAATCAATGTTTTGCCAGCACCAGTGGCTATCTCTTGGACGCACTGTGGCGTATCCAAGAACTGATTGATAATAGCAACTTGATAATCACGCAGTACTATAGGTTCACCTTCTACAGGATGACCTTTGGGCCATGTTAGATTTGTATATGTATTTTCATCAACTGGTTGTGTTGCAAAATCTACATGCTGTCTACGATCATCAAGATCTATTTCATAACCATCTGATTCAAGTATTGGTAGTATTTCATCTAGTAGATTAATATATGTACTTCCGCCCATTGAAAAAAATTGCACAGTACCATCCCAGCGACCTAGCTTGTATGCAGGAACATGATATGCATACGGCAAAAAGAACTTCAGCTTGTCCATGCACTTTCTTCTTGTGCTGGTGGCTAGTCCTTCTACTTTACAATTCACTTCATCTTTGAGTACAATTTTACATTTCATAATAGCAGTTTACACTCTTTCTTGCAATATGTCAAGGTTTGCTTTTGTCCATAAATTTGCAAATGCAACAAAATCATCAACTTGTAGTTCAACAGAAAAAACAGTTTCTATCCAGTCAAATAGTATTCTAACTTGCTTTGTACTGTTCCAAAAAATATTTGGTTCAATATGATAATAATGACAACCGTTCAACAGTTGATCTATTTTTAGTTTATCGTAAATTTCTGTTGGCACTGCATTGTCAAGTTTTTTGCTTTTTATTTTGTTTACCCAATCAGCACTTTCTAAGGTTGTTGAACAAAGCACTATAATTGCACTATTCCAATCTTGCCAACTATTTTTTGTTTCAGATAAATCTTCAAGTTTATAGAAATGCTTTCTGTGTAGGTTAATGAGTTTGTCATCAGTGATCCAATTTGTGTCGCCTTGTCTATCCAAGTGCTGATTATTAAAACAGTTAATACTTGGACCATGTAGATTCCATTTGTTAACACTTGAGATTACCTTTGCTTTTTGTGTAACAAATGGTAATTGCTGACCAAGTGTCCAAGTTAAAAACTCACCACCAGATCCTGCACTGTAAATTATATCTAAAACTTTTTTCATATTACATATAGGGTGAGGAGAAGCCGTTTGTTGACTTCTCCTCTACGGTCCATTGGAGTGAGAGAGGGCGTAGGTTGGACCGTGACTCTTAGCTAACCTTTCTCTTCATGCATGTAACCTCAACGTACCTTTTCCAGCCCTTGGGTTGATGCTTCATAAGATCAGCAATCTTTGTTACCATTCGCAAACTAACTTCTCTCAAGTTTTCTTTGTTTGCATCCATGTAATTCATTAGTGCAGTTTCCTGCCCCTTTTCGAACTTGTAGCTATTAAGCATACCATCTTTAACCAACTGCTTACACCTTAGGAACTTGTCCCTCATAGTATCAAGTGTAAGATCCAAATAGTGACACCTGGACATAATAGCATCTAGGTGGTCTTTTAGTTTACCTCGTGTACCTTCAAACTTCAAGTTTGTAATAAAGATAACACTACCTTTAAATTCAAACCTATCAGGAATACCTTCACGTCTTAGCAGAGCACTATCTGTGTTCCAGCTCAACATTCTCCTAGCACCACTATCAAGTGCGGCCTTGAGCAAGTTCAATGATGTTTCATCATGTAATACTGTGTCACAGTCATCCATAACCAACACAGACCCTTTGTCTGAGTTTTCATAAAGAACTTTGTACAAACCAATGGCACTCGAAGCACCTTTGATAACTTGGAAACGATCTCGCTTACCAGCCATCTTATCAAACATTCTGTTTTCGTTGAGCACCTGCTCAACACCAAATGACTTACCAACACCTGGAGGTCCAGTAACAACCATACCTCGCACAACACCATCAACTGATGCTTGTGTCATGTCATTTAAAATATCAAATCGTTCACGTAAACGTTTGATCACTTGAGCATCTGTCTCGACTTTTTCAGCCTTCTTGACAGTTACTTTTGTATTTTTGGAAATTTTTAATTTAGTAGCCATGTGTCTCACTCCTTGACTGTTTTTTGTTACCTACACTATTATAATACGACAGGGTGCATAAAAGGTCAACCTTTTATTTCCTCTATTTTCATATAATTTAACATTGTTTCCGTGCAATTCGTGTATTTGCTAAGTTCATGTCCTTTTACTCTAGCGGTTATACTCAGTGTTTTACCGTCCATTACTTTTGTAAGATCCGGATCTTTGTTCCAAAAGAACTTCACTATATGTTTATCATCATAAACTGTGGTAACAATAAAGTTACCAAAATTACGTAGATATTTGATATCTATAACCTTCAATTCCATGCTAACACGTTCACCAACTTTGCCAACACGTTCGCTGGTGCGTTTGAACTTGCTCATCATATCAGAAAATTCTTCACGTTTTTGATCTACAGTATAACTTTTTGGCAAACTCGCGGCAACACTTACACCAAATTTATCAACTGTTTGATTCATAATAAATCCAGCCACACGTTCTTCAAATCCGTTAAGAGTTGAACTAAGTTTTTTAAAAGTCAAACTTGACTGAAAATGTTCAATAATTTCATTTGCTCTTTTTGTAATGCTAGGATCTGTTTCACAAAGTTCCAAACAGGCTTTTGCATGTTTGTCTTTGGCTTTGTTGCCATCTAGCATATAGCCAATCACAGTTTTGTTATCGTGCCAACGTGTTTCAGTTTCATTGTCCCACCAACCATTGCCACTGCTCACAAAGCCTTGATAGTCAGTGACTGCTACTGCGTATTCCATTACAATAGATATATCAAATGTTGGTTTTTGTTTACCCACAAACGTCATTTGCTTCTTGCTCCATCTGTTGTTCGCATTTTTCAAATTCTGCTCTTTTATCAGCAATCATTTTTTGTACTGTTTTGATAACCTGTAGTTGATCGCCTTGATCTAATTTATCAAGCAATAGTTCTAAATTATCAATATCTTGTAATAGTTCTGTCATTGTATATCCCAGCAGTCTTTTACTTTTCTAAATTTAATAGCTTCAATGCAACCCATTCTGTCCTTCATACCTAGCGGACCTTTTTCTTTCATAAACATCTTCATGGCTTTTTCTTTAGAAGCCTTTTTTGTCATGCCTACTGTTCTAAGTGTATAAGTTTTACGTCTTCCTTGAAGCGGTGTTACGTATGTAAATGTTAATTTTGTTTCTATCATATTATTATAGTAAGACATCTTGCTATAGAAGTCAACCTTTTTATTAATCTAAATCGCACTGCCAATAAGTACCATCAAACCAAGCACGAAGACCACCTATAGGATAATCTTTATGCTCAAAGAATATGTAAGGACGACCACTTGCGTCTATTTTCTGTTCAATGATACTGGCTTCCTTTAAAGGTATTAGACGTTCTTCACCAGTATCTTCATAGTAAGCACTATTAAAAATACGTATCATTATAATACCTCATTCCAACCAAAACTAGCACAAACAAATTTTTTACCCGACGGATCTTCAACCACGTCACCAACACTAACTGAAAACATAGGCGCTAGTCTCTCAATGTTTTCTTCTGGACCTATATTACCTACTTCAAACACTTTTTCAATGCTGTCAGCAGTAATATTAGAAACATGTGTATACCAAGCATTATCAAATGCTTTTTTGGCTAACGCACCTGGATCATCACTAAATGACATATCAATTTTAGTCAGGTGTTTTTCAACAGAGTTATGCCCTTCAGCATTTACTTTGTTGTATTCAGCATCTGTAAGATGTATTTGGAAAAGTTTATATTTGTTCATTACGACCTCTTTTTTCTAACTATACATATAGTGTAAGACATCTTACTTGAAAGGTCAACCTCTTTTTTTAAAGAGTTACATCTTCTAAGCCGGCCGCTCGAATTTTGGTAATATTATTAAGTTGAAACTGTTTTGCATCTAGTGCCTTGATCAATCCAAGATATTTGTTGCGAACTAGTGCAAATTCATTGACTAGATGTTGTAGATCTATTACATCAGTGTCTCCATCAGCAAACTTTTCAGCATCTCTACTGCTTAGAGCTCTATTGTAATTTTCTATATATGTGCGAAACTTTTTGCTTTTTAGTTTACGTAATTCAATATTGAGAAACTCCAATATTGCTTCAACTTCTTGTAGTTGATTAAATCTGTGTTCAACAATACCTGGAATTTCTCTACTATTACGTTCTAAGTTACCTTTAAGGCTACACTCAGGTCTAGCACTATCTAGCTCTTTGTTGTAGCTATCAATAGCATCAGGTAATTTACTTAGATCCTTTGTTAGTGTATTAAACCAACTACTCATCAAATTCTTCGTCGAGCCATTCGTCCTCGTCGTCCTCTGATTCATCAAACTCTGCATGTAAGTTTAATGCACGATCTAGAGAGTTGTCAAGTCCATAAAGTTCTTCATAGACATTATCAATATCAAATCCGTTGCTGAGAAGAGTTTGTACAAACCCTTCCGCGGCATCATTTCTATTTTTTCGTTCTATGTGTTGCTTTAGTGAACTCCAAATTTCAACTAGTAGTTCACTCTCGCTCGTCGATAATCTCATCTACTGGAATCTCCTGTAATGGCTCTTCAATGGATTCAGGCATATCCTTAGTTCCCCATTCGTCCATTATTAATTGTAATTTATCACCTGTCCATTGTTTTCTGAAATAACTATGAACTTCGCCAGTAGCAGGACTAGTATATGCAAGTTTATTGCCAGTTTTTACAAGAAGTCCTAACTTTTCGCACAATTCAACAAATCCACTGTAAGGGTCCATACCTGTTTCGTAAGGTATTTTAATTTGCACACTTTCAAAAGGTTTAGCAAATCTTGTTTTCATTACCTTACAGGCGGCTCTAATACCGCGGACTTCACTGATTTTGTTGCCTGCTTCATCTTCTTTTAGTTTAAGTTTTCGCATAGCAACAACAATACTTGATGCATAGATAAAACCTTGTCCTCCGGATATTTTGTCATCTGGATCAAACATATCTTGGCTTGCATAAGTGTGGTTGGTAGCAACCAAGCCGATATTATAATCACCAAACATGTTCACACAGTTTCTTACAAGAGCAGTAAGTGCCTTGGGTTTTCTACCCATGTCACCTTTCATATCACCCTTGGTAAACTGATCAACATCAGTTGGTGTCAGCATCATGCCCAAACTATCAATGATAAACAATACTTTGGGTCTATCCTCTTCGTCTTTGTCTGCATAATCAGATTTATATTCTTTAGTAAAGTCACTTATCACTTTTGCAACATCATCAATCATTGCTACATTAAGTTTCATAAGTTTATCTTCACTGGTATCAACATCTAGTGCTTTTAGCCATTGTTCATCAAGTGCATTTTCACTGTCAATTAATATACAGAATATACCTTGTTTTTGTGCTTCCCTAATCAAATTTCCACTACAGATAAAACTTTTACCTGCACCTGATTCTCCAGCAAATACTGTTACTTTGCCAAGAGGTACACCTTTATTAAAGTCACCACTTATCAATTTGTTTAGGGTATAATTGCCTGTAGAAATCCACGTATCAGGATCTCTAAATCCACTACTGAGTCCAGGTACACTCTTTGTAATGCTTTTGCGAAATTTACTTACGTCAAAAGGTTTTGCCATACTTTTCTCCTCTAATGAAAAGCAAAGGGACTTTCGCCCCTCTGCTAATGTTTATCAAATTAGTCGTTTTTTCTAGCTCTTATTTTTGCTAAAATATCCTGAGCACTTGGTTTATCACCTTCTGCTTCAGCAGGTGCTGGTGCAGGTGTTGGTGCAGGAGCAGGAGTTTCAGCTACTGGTTCTGCTGGTGCAGGAGCCGGTGCTGGTGTAGTTTCTGCTACTGGAGTTGGTGCTGGTTGAGGAGCAGGAGTGGCGTTTGGAGCACCTGCGGGTGCCGCCATTCCCATAGGACGATAAAATTGTCCAAACTCTTCTGGATCATAGAGTTGACCATCTACTGATGCTTCAAACATTCGCTTGATAGCATCTACTTGTTCAGCACTTGGTCTAGCAGGCATAAAGTCGTTTAGATTGAACAAACCATTTGCCTCAATAGCATCTAGTTCATTTTGATCCAAACTACGTTCACGTCTTGACCAATTACTTGTACTGTAGTCAGCATATTGACCTTTTGTAGTTTTGTGAATTTTAAAGTCAGTACCTTCGTTGGTATCTGTTGGTAGAGCCGGAAAGTCCGGATCCATCAATGCTTGTTTTATAATATTAAAGATTTGCGGACCCATAATAAACCTTCGAATTGGATTCTCTGGTGTTGTGTCCTCTTGCAGATCACTGTTTACTACAAAGCCTTGGAAAATATAAGAACGCTTCTTCCAATACTTCCTACCCATGTCTTCAAGACTTGGATCTTTAAACCATGCACGAACTTCGTTGAGTACTGGACATGATCCAGCTGGTTCCCACATTTCCATGCAAGGAACATTCACTGTTACTCGTTTGCCATCAGCTTGACCTTTTACGCCAGCAAAATCCAAACGAATCATTTGACGTTCACGCCAAAAGAAATCGTTGGTTGTATCACCATCGTTTAAAAATCTAACTGTTGCGGAAGTATTTTCTGCTAAGTTCCAGAAAGGAAATATTGCGTTATCTCCACCTGCTGTTCTAGAACCGCCTGTATTTTCTTGTGCTAGTAGTTTAGCACGAATTTCTGCCAATGTTGCCATAATGTTTCTCCTATATAAGCCTTAGTATTGCCAATTTGCTTGACTATAACTTTCAGTATACAGCCAAACAACAAAAGTGTCAAGTGAAAATTAAAACTTTGGTATAAAATTTTCAAATGACTCTTCAAGTGATTCAACTGCCTGATGCTCTATGCTTGAACCTGATTCTTCAGCTTCTTTTGACATTGTAGCATTTTTATACAAATAGTCAATCACTTTCTTTACACCCATGATTAGTTTAGGGTGCATCATGTGAACATCATCGCTAATTCTAGCTAGATGATTGCTCACTGTGTCGTCTGTTGTCCTCTGTGCTAAGTAACCTGCCATAGCACTGATTTTTGCAACGACTCCTGAAGGACCACTAAATTTAGCAGGGTCTTGTGCTTCAGGATTAGCCGGATCATCAGCTTCTACGCCTTTGAATCCGATCATCTTCTTGTCTTGTATATATTTTGCAAGAGCTACAGCATTGTCTCTTGCTTCAGTTTTTGCATCTGCTTCTTTCATCAAACGTGTTACTACGCCAAGTGCGTCATTAAGTCCTTCATCAAAATGTTTTGCTGTAAACCTTTCACGCATTTTATTGACTTTTGCAGGTGATGTTGTTTGTTTGTTGTGCTTGTATTCACAACTACATGATTCATAATATGACTGACTTTGTAGTTTTTTGATGTGTTCGCGTATTTTGTTTTTCTGTTCTTTAACCACTTCAACTACATCATCATTGCCTTCTATTAAACCATTTTTGTTTACCCAACGTTCAAATTTGTACAAATCTGACAGTTCTTTGCTTTGTTCTATGATGTGTTGTCCAAAGTCATCATATGGAGTTCCGCCTTCTTTAACGTGTCGTAGCATTGCTCTAGCACCAGCTAGATGGTTATGTGGATATTGAAATCTTTCACCCGCACTATTCTCAAGGTAAATTGCTTGGATGTTTCTGCTTCTACTACCACGTACTTCTTCATCTACTGCTTTTTTGTGTTTGATTATAATCTTACTATCTTTGAGATCTTGATAACTTGTTTTGGAATAACCATATGGTTTACCATAACTTTCCATTGTATTTTGTTGCATAGCTACTTTTCCTTGATAAGCGAAATCCTTTGGTTCTATTTGTTTGCTGAACTTTTGTAGACTGAACTCTATTAAATTTTTGTTTGCTATAGCTTTTAGTCCATCAAACAGTTTTTTAAATTCTTGGATAGGCCGTTCGCCACCATAACTTACTCTAATTTCTGATTTTGACTCACTGGTATCATAGTGAATCATAATTTTGCTGTCTTTTAAATAAAAACGTTTTGCTTCATCTGAATCTAATGTGCTTTCACCCTCTTGGGTAAACAGTACAACATTTTCTCCAAAGGCTTTTACAAAATCAAAAATTTTATCAGATATGATGTTTTCCATAATAGTATTTATACGTTTTAGATCATTCCTATAGGCATTGGCATTCTTACATCTTCGTTTTCTTCACTAGGGCCTATATCGTTCAACATGTTGAATGCATTTTCATCAAACTTAACTGCACTCTGTATCATACGTGTACACAGTATGGTTGCCATCACTAGATCATCAGTTTCACCTTCTTTGGCGGCATATGAATTTCCACGTGCTACAAACGTTTTTATTTCACGTACGAGATTTTTACTACGCACTTTCATGTGATCTGTTTCAATCCATTGTTTGAATTTTGCACAAGAACTTAATTTTGTCCTGTGTGTTGTTGTAAATCCTTTTCTAAATCTACGCACATTGCCAGCACGTTTTGGTTCGCTTAAAAATGTGCCTGGAAATTTGTCTTCGCCAAATTCATTAATAGCCACTAGAGCGGCCTCTCCTAGTGTGTTGTTCTCCACACTCCAATAGATTTCGCCTACTCCTTGATCATTTATGTAATTAATGATGTCAAACATTATGCGAATTTGTTTTTGTACAGGTGTTTTGTTATGTTGCCATTCTGCTACTTGCTCCAAGCCAGGCAATGAGAAAACCTGTATGGCGGCGTTGTCACCACCCGTACCTAAACTAGGATCTAACCCAACAATATATGTATGTCCTTTGTTTGGAGTACTGTACCAACGTACTTGTCCTTGTCTTAGTTTTGGTTCTATACCTTCAAGATCAGGTAATTTTAAACTGTTTATAAGTGTTTCATCCCATGCAATAAATTCACATTCATGTTCGCGTCTAAATCGTTCTTCACCTATTTTTGCACGTTCACTGATTGCCCATGCATCATCACGTTCAGGATGTTCACTCCAGTGTACTTGAAAACTTTTGAATCCATTTTTTCCAAGGTCTTGTTCTTCGCCGTATTCGTCAAGTGTTTTACACGCATCTTTCCATATACGAGCAAACTGATCATCATCTTGATTGGGTGTTGAAGTAATAAAACACTTACCACCTGTTGATAATGTTGGAGATAATGATGTCCAAAATTCTTGAGCTATTCTTGGTTGCACGAACGCAAACTCGTCTAAGTATACTAGTGTAAGCGATAAACCACGTCCTGTATTGTCTGTTGTGGCTTGTGCAATTATACGTGATCCATTGTCAAACTCTAAACTACCTTTGTTGTACGCTGTAACACCAGCACGAATATGATCTGGACAGGTTTCGTACATGTATCTGATACGTTGCATAATTTCTTGAGCACCACTGTATTTGTGA